TTAAATATATATATGGTGAATCTCATAGTAGACCATTTGCACCGATGATGCATTTAGTTTTATGTAGTGAAACTGATATTGCAGGTATTGAAAAGCCAGAAGGAAGTGCTGTATAATGGAAAAATTCAGCGGAATATTTATTGGTACTGTAGTTGATAATAATGATCCTAAAAAATTAGGTAGATTAAAAATAAATGTACCAACTGTTTATGGTAATATAAAAACTGATGATTTACCTTGGGCGTCACCTAGTTTTCCATATGGTTATCATGACAGAGGTTTTTTCTTTGTTCCTGAAATAGGAGCTTTAGTTACGGTTATGTTTTTAAATAATTCTCCTTACACAGCCGTTTGGATGGGTGTTATACATAGAGAAGATGATAATATAGTACCACAAGAAATCAAAGAAAATTATCCAAATAGAAAAGAAATAAAAACTAAAGTTGGGTATATATTATTTGATGATGAAACTAATTATATTCAGATTAAACATAAAAATGGTTCAGAAATAGTATTCAGCGACAATGGTGATATTGTGATACACGCCGCTAAAGATTTAGTATTATTATCTGATAATTATATACTTGAAAATCCATCTGGAAAAACAAATGTTACTTCTTTACCAGAATATAAATCTAAAAATGAAGTTGACAAAATGAATGAACAAGAAAAAGCTGATTATGAAAAACAAATCAATTCCTATAGTGAAGCTACAAATGAAAATTGTCAAAATTCAGGTTCTAGTGCTGGTGGCGGTACTACTAAAGAATGTCAATCTGTTTCTAGTTCTGTAATGAGACAGTGGGGAATGTCAAATAGATTATCAATGAATGATTCTGCTCTGCAAAATTATCTTAAAAATTGCAGAAAAATGTCTAGACACACAGATAAAGCTAATGGTAATAATCTGTATTTTACTGATGAATTAGCAACTAGATTAGAAAATGCTTTAGATGAATTACAGATGTCATACCCAGAAGCTTATGCAGGTTTTATATTTACTGATGGATTTAGATCAAGTACTGTTACTTATGGTGCGACAAAATCAAGACATAAATTTGGTGTAGCATTTGATTGGGGTTATAAAAGATTAGAATGTTATGATTTAGAAACTGTTTATTATGTTTTGGGGAAACACGGTATCTGTTGCCCATTAAGCAGTTGGAATGGTCAAGACGAAGGTATGCATATGGAATTAGCTAGTTCGAAATATTCAGGTTCTAATCCAGCTGATAATTTATATCCAAAAACAGAATCAGTTTAAGAACTTAATTATATGAAGGTGATTATTTATGCCAGCTTCAACTAGAATAAGCGATAGAACTGTTGGGGTCTGTGATATCGGGGAAGATTGTTGTCCTCACAGTAGAAGTGGTACCAATGCAACAGGTAGTCCAAATGTATTTATAAATGATTTGAAATGTCATAGATTAGGTGATACTGGACCAACAAATTGCCCTCATGGTGGAACTTTTGAATCAACAGAAGGTTCACCTAATGTATTTGTTAATGATAAACCTAAAACAAGAATAACCGACACAACTATATGTCAAAACTGTGGTCAATCTGGTAATCATGTTTCAGGAAGCGATAATGTATTTGTTAATTAAAAAGGATTTGATTAAATGAGTTATCCATATGAATACACATACCCTAAAAAATTAGAAGCTGTGGGTTATTCCGGTCCTATGCCAATAAATAATGGCGATACTTATGTGGCCGGAATAACAGATACTATTGATATTAGAGACTTAATAAGAGCGAGTATAGAAAGAATAATTGGGACATCTAGAGGCGAAAGAGTTATGCAACCTAGATTTGGTGCTAGTTTAAAAAGAATGTTGTTCGAACCTTTAGATAGTTTTTTGTTAGAAGATATAAGAGAAAATATATTAGACACGTTAAGTGAACAAGAACCAAGAATTAATATAACTAATATAGATTTTAATCCAAATATAGATGAACACACTATTTATATATCAATAAGTTATAATTTGAAAAATAAACAAATAAGTGATACATTCAATTTCACTATTAGATAAGGGGACTAGTTTAAACGATGTCTAATCTAGATTTAAGAAATATAGAAAAATTACCAATTGACTTTGAAGAAATAATGGAAGGTTTAACTAATAGAATAAAAACTAATTTACCTGATAAATGGAAGGATTTTCTTGCTAGTAACTTTGGAGTTGAGTTATTAGAAGCTTTTGCATATGAAGCTACTTTAATGTTCTATTATAATAATATGAGTGTTAATGAATGTTTTCTACCTACAGCTAAAACTAGAACAGCAGTATATAATCATGCTAAATCTATGGGATATAAACCATCCCCAGCCACACAATCATCAGTTACACTTAAATTTTATTTAGAAAATACACACATAAATAATATATTAATACCTAAATACACTAGATGTTCAACTGGTGATATTAATTTTTATACAACCGAAAATGCTGTATTATATAGTGATGAATTATATGTTACAGTACCAGCGAAATCAGGTAACATTAATACTGATACTTTTATATCAAACGGAATAGCTGGATACAAATACAAACTAATTAATAATAACGTTAATAAAATTGAATCTGTTTTTGTTGATGATGTTGAGTATGAATATGTTGAATTTATTGATGAACAAAATAATGAAGCTATGTATTATACAGTAGATTATGACAGCGATTATTATGCGTTTATAAAATTTGGTGATGGTGTTTATGGTAAAAATCCAGCTAAAAATTTGAAAATTGATGTTACTTATATTACTGGTGCAGATATAACACATAATGTTAATCCTTATACAATTAATATTATAAATGATGTTATATATGATTCAACAAATGCTATCATCAATGGTATAAATGTAACAAATGATGAATATGCTAATGGTGCTTCTGAGGCTGAGTCTTTAGATGAAATAAAGAAAAATACTCCAACTGTTTATAAGACACAAAAAAGATGTGTCACTAAAGAAGATTATGAAGATACAGCTTTAATGATAAATGGAGTTAATAAGGTTAAAATACTTGATAACGAAATGATGTCTGAAATTGGAATATTTGGAGTTAAGATTTGTGTTATACCTGATACTCCATCATCAGGTGGTTATCCTAGTGAAGCATTTAAAAAAGATATATTAAAAATATTTGATGATAAAAAAGTATGTGCTACGCAAGTTGATATAATAGATCCAAGTTATATTACTTTGAATACAACAGTTAACGTTAAAATATCACCTACAACAAATGCGTCTACAGTTATGAATAAAATAAGAACTAATATAAGTAAATATTTACATTGGGAAAATAGAGAATTAGGTGAAGCTGTAACTAAACAAGATATTTATGGTTTAGTTGCTGATGTTCCAGGAGTATTATCAATTGAAAATATTGATATATCAGAACAAAGATATATATATGTTTTAGAAACCCCAGTAATTGGTAGTAATACAATAAAAATAAGAGATACTATGTCGGTATTAAACGAAGGTTCTACTATTAATATAATGAATATAGATGGTATAAGTGCTTTAACTGCTAAAATTAAAACTATGGATAATGAAGGTACATGTACTTTATCATCTCTAAGTGATAATTCTGATATTATAATAACCGATGAAATGAATATAGCGGCTAATTGTTGGGTTTATCCAATATTAAAAACAAAAGGTTCTTATAATTTTGGGGAAAAAATGATAACAATACAAGGCGATACTCTTATTAATAGCAGTATAGAAAAAAGAACAACTTTATTATCAAATATAAATTATACAACTATTTATTTTGGTGATGACCAAACAAAGACATATCAGATATTATTTAGAGTAGGAGATAGTTTGTATCTAGATAGAGGTTTAGAAGACAACATTGATAATAATACTGATATAGTAGTTATGCATAAAAAATTTATTCCTATTTTAAGTTCAACGGCTGTTATGGGGTCTAGTGTATTAGAGTTAACATCTTACCCTAGATTTGGTGTTGGTGCAAAATTATTAAGATATGAAACCGCCTTATATAATGATACTACATTATCAGTGTTTAGAAGTAGTAGTGGTGTTGATTATCTTGAAAATTATATTGCGATTGATACATTAGTTAAAATAAATAAAGTATATTTAAATGCTAATATGATATTAACAGAAGGATTGGATTACACAATAACAAATAATAGTATAATCAATTGGACGGATATTGGTAAAGTTAAAGTTCCTTCAAATGTTCAATACTATATTGATGTAACTAAAAAAACAGATCCACATAACGTTAAAGTTTTGGATTATTATGTTAAAGGAATTAATAAGAAAACTATTAATATTAGTCCTTCATTGGATTCAACATTAGCTGATGGTACATCTTTTGATTACACAACAGACACCTTTAATATATTACCTTGGGAAATAGCTGATTGTGGTACGATAACAATTAATGTTGAGGTCTAATTAAATGTCATTCTTATATAATATACTACCTGAATATACCAGAAATAGCGATACCACAACAGATTATAATGTTACTGGTGAGGTTAAAGTATTAGAAGAATTTTTAAATTGTGTAGATGTTGAAATATTTGATGTTATATCAGATAGTATCAGAGAAATATTAACTTTTACCGATATTTACAATATAAAAAACGAATATTTACCTTATTTTGCTTATATTTTAGGTTATAAATGGAATACTAGACTACCAGTTGATTTACAAAGAGATATTTTAATTAATATATTAGATATTTATAAACGTAAAGGTACTAAGTTTTCATTTCATTTTGGATTATATCGTTTAGATCCGACAGTTAACATTTATGAACCATATAGAAACATATTTACATTAAATAAATCTCATCTTAATGGTGGATTTGATATATACACACGATGGAGATATAAATTAAACAACACAAAGAAAATTGTTATTGATAGTAGTTATAATGTATATGCTATTAATGATAACGAATTATATAAAATAGATAAAGATGGTAATAAAATATTTAATATCAGCTTTAATAATTATAAAATAGAAGATATTAATATTAAATTAATAGCTGTTGAAAAAGATATAATTTATATACAAGCTAGAGATATAATTAATAATATATCTTATTTTTATAGTTTAGATGTTAAAGGTAATATTAAATATGAAAAGAATTGGTTTAATATTAAATGTTTTGATTTAGACAGTAATAATAATATTTATCTTGCTATTAATGAAGATACTGTCAATGATTCTATTATTAAAATAAATGATATTACTGGGGAACTAATTAATATTAATGGTGAAGTAAGTTATAATATTGATAATTTAAATAAGATTAATATTAAAAGTATTACATGTAATAATAATTTTATGTATGTTAATATTATAGCAGAAGAAACACCTCTTATAAAATCAAATACAATATTAAAAATATATAATTGCAACAATGAAAATAACACTATAAATGAATTACATGAATATATATATAGTTATGATTTAAGTGATAATATAACTGCAATTAAATATGATAACTCAAATAATATATATATAGTTATTAATAATAGAGAATTAATTAAATTTGATAGTGAATATTATAATAATATTACGCTTAGAAATGATATACCTATAAATAGTTTTGATGTGTGTAGATTTAAATCAAGAAACTATATGATTATAGGAACTAATAATAACGTTATAATTTCAGATATTACTGGTATCAATGTCTTATATAGTTTTAAAACAGTTAATAATGTTAATTATATAAAAGGATTATTAACAAAAAACGCAATATATTATATAAATGATGATATTATAGTTAAAAATTATTATAATATGATTAATGGTGATTGTTTAACTAGTAGAGATTACTATAGTAATGGTATTATAGTAGTGCAAACAAAGAATATGTCCAATGAAGTTAAAGAAATAATAAAATTAGTAATACCAGCAGGTTGGAAATTGTTAATTGAAGGTACTACTGGTTTATATTATAGTTTTCATGACAAAACAGCTACAGATAAAGATGACTATGATTTATTTAACTTTTTAGACGA